AACGTTTATACTTGCTCTGTGATGGTGCCAGTCGCCAAGAAATAAACAAGTTTCTGCTCCTTGTTCTTTTCCTAGTTTAATAGCCCACTCAACAAATGCTACACAATCTTCGTTATGTGCATATGCATTACTTTTGTTGCCAAAGTGTATATCCGTAAAAACTACTGCTTTCTTGAATAAGTTACTCATACAAGTCCTATCATGCTTCTGAAATATACGTTATTGTATAGGTTTTTTGAGTAAAGAGCAACCTATTTTTTGTCTCTAGGTGCCACTAATTTAGATTCTTCAGCAATCCTGTTATTCCATTCACTGTTATGTTGTCTGGTATAACTTGGTGTTAAATCATTCATTTCAAGTATATCATCACGTATGTTTTGATTACGTTTCTCAATGTTTAGTACTCTTGTAAAACTATTTGTAATAGCGGCAGTATAATAAGCAAACGGGTTTTGACTTTTTGATTCGTCAAATTGTAAACCGATCTGTGCAAGTTGTACAAGTGCTTGTCCACGCATTTCGTCAACATATGTATAACCCCGCCAGTTATATCTATGACTGTAACGCTCGCACAGTTTCATGTACATGTTTGCAAGTTTGGTTGATGTTTTTCCATGATCCTGACTAAAGTAACCATTCTCCATTCCGCCAACCCAATGACTTTTTGCCACTAGTTGTAGTTCTCCGTCGTCATCATGTCTATAATGCTGATATGGAGGAAACAAACACTTGGTATGATGGTCTGCAACTGTTTTAGGAGTTTTTTTACGTCCTGGTTCTAATGGAATATGTTCAAATGTCATTACACGGAACACTAGTTCACTTAACTTAAAACTTTCAGGATCAACTGCAAAGTCTGCCATTTTTAATTTTTTGTTATCATTTTTTTCAAATGCCGCACGTTGTAATCTATCAGCCCGTGCTTTGCGAGCTTCTTTGATAGCAGATTTGTCAATAGCGGCTACACTTAGTACAATACAATCAACGTCTTTTGCTTCAATATCAATATATGATCCGTAACTTGTTTTACTTTTGTGTATTTCTTTTAATAAATCTCTGTTATTAAGATAGTTTTTTGTTGCCATAAAGGAATTCCTTATAATTATATGTGTACATTATAACGTAAATAAATACATAGAGCAAGAGGTATTTTATATAATGGGTAGAATTTTAAATAGTAAAGGCGATGTACAATACACTGCCAAAGGCAAGCCAGTTTCGCAATTAGCAAAAAACAAAGGTGTAACAACGTCAACTGTTCCATCTTATGCAAGTTACGGCGAGTTTGCAGACAAAAATCCAATGGCTGCCAAAATTGCAGGCGGTATATTTCCTGGCATAAAAGATATAGCAGGTGGCGGTGCTCCTGATATTGGCAGACTATTTGGTGCTGGTATTACTAAAGGCGCTAGTGCTAATAAAAAAGGCGCAGCAATGAGTACTAGTTACCCGGTTGTTGGTAATAAAAATTCAGACCATAGAGTAAGACTTAGTTTACCTCCTAAAAGTAAAATTTTATATAATGGCAGTACTGGCGGTTTAATTTCACCGTTAGCAGAGACAAATGGAGTTGTATTTCCTTATACTCCTGCTATTACATTTCAACATCAAGTTGATTATTCAAGAACAAGTCCTACACATAGTAATTATCCTTTTAATTTCTATAGTAATAGTGCAGTACAAGACATATTAATAACAGGGACGTTTACTGTTGATTCAGGTCCTGATGCAATCTATGTGATGGCAGTAATACAATTTTTAAGAACAATTACAAAAATGTTTGGAGAAGCGGATGGAGCTCTTGCAGGTAACCCACCTCCAATTATGAGATTAAGTGGACACGGACAACATTTAATGCCAAACATTCCTTGTGTTGTTAACAACGTATCGATTACACTACCAGCAGAAGTAGACTATATGGCAATACCAGGTTTATCAGCAGGGGGTTTTGATAGTTCACCAGGAACAACTCGTGTACCAAGACAAACAGAAATAAGTGTAGGCGTTACACCGGTTTACAGTAGAAATCAATTAAGAGAATTTGGTTTAGATACACTTGCAAGTGGAGCCGGTAGTTCAAAAGGATTTATCTAATGGAACAAAAAGTAACCGAAGGCGATGTACAAGCAGGTATAGAATTCATATACCACATGCGAGAACACTTAGTAGACGTAGGCGTAGCAACTGCATACTTGTTTGCTTGTTATGGCATTTACCTACTAATGAAGAAATATATAAAGTAAGGAAACACTATGGCGTACAGTAACACTAGCCCTTATTATAAAACTGGAATAAATGCTAACAGGCAACTAGAGACATTAACACCTCGACCAATTAGTGCTTCAGTAGGTGACCAAATATTAACAATCAACACCACATATGAATATCGTCCAGACTTGCTCGCGAGTGACTTATACGATAATCCAAAGTTATGGTGGGTATTTGCACAACGTAATCCAAATGTAATTCATGACCCAATATGGGATATGAAGCAAGGAGTTAGTATATTCTTACCCGAGCAAGAACGACTATTTAATGATTTAGGAATATAACGTGGCACTTCAAAACTTAGTAAATGGCTTGGGTAAACTAGTACCAGAAAGTCAAAAAGAAGCATACAATAAAGATGCTGCGGCCGCAATGAAACATATGAATGCACTAACTGGCGGTCCTGGCGGAAAGTCACAAGGTATTGCTGGTTCCGGTTCAGGCGGTAAAGAAAAAATAGGAGATCCTACTAAGAAACAATATAAACAAGTTGTTACTAAAGGTATAGACAAAGATGGATTTTCATATACAGAAACAAAACGTGTAGAAATTACTCCAACAAAAAAAGAGGCTCCGGTTGTAACTAAAGATGTTGCAACTAAGAATGTACGTCTCAGCCAAGCAGACGATGATTCTGAGCTAAGTGATGAGGCAATTGAAGTACTAGAAAGATCACAAACAAAAGATACAACTAAAATTCCAGCACTGTTTAAGAAAAACGTATTACATGAATATGCAAGTTATACATATCATTTTGAGTTGTTTGTTTTAGGAGTAGATGATTTTAATAATTTTGTAGAAGACCCTAAGTTTACTGTTGAAGACTTACCCGGACGCCTATTAATTAAATCAGGTGGCGGTAGTCAAAAGAATAGAAACAAATACTTTAAGTTAGATTACTTTATTGATGATGTTGAGATTGCTAGTAAAATTGCACCGGGTGCCGGTAATGTTGGAAGTGTAAACACAGAAGTTAGTTTTACAGTTACAGAACCATACGGAATGACATTACTCAACGGACTTGTAATGGCAGCTAAAGAAATGGGCGGTTATAACTATACTAATCAACCATATTTGTTAAAAGTAAGTTTTAAAGGATATGACAAAGACGGCGTGTTAATTGAAAAAGCATCCGCTGAATCAACAAGATATATTCCTATAAAAATAAAAAAGTTTACGTTTGGAGCAACTGAGGCAGGCACAGTTTACAACATTGAATGTGTACCTTATCATAGTTTAGCATTAGAAAATACTAAAGCAACAATTAAAACTGATGTTAAAGTTAATGCAACTACTATTGGAGAATTTCTAACTAGTGATATTACAACATTTACCAAGTACAGAAAGAAGATAACAAATCCAATGGGCGACCCAGAGGATATAGTAGACGCAATCAGATCAGACGTTGTACAAGGTGGACTTGCAGGTTATTTTAATTTAATTGAAAAAGAGCAAGTAAAACAAGGAACTAAACTATACGCTGACGAATATGAATTTGTAGTAGATCCTGATATTTCTACATCAACTATTACATTACAAGATGTTGTTGAATATAGAAAAATTAAAAATGAAAACGATCCTGCTAAAAAGGCACAAGGTCAGTTCTTAAAAAACTTTAATTATAATGAGTCAAAGCAGTCTTATTCAATACGTGCAGGTACAAACCTAATACAGTGTATTCACAGTATAATGAGAACAAGCACATATATGACAAACCAAGTTAAGAACGATAACTTGCAATTAGTACCTGACAAACAATTTAGTCAGTATAAAGAAAATGAAGACACACCAATTAACTTTTACAGAATTGTTCCTAAGATTACACTACTAGATAAGTGGGACACAAAGCGAAATTGCTTTGCAAGAAAAATGACCTATACAATTAAAAAGTATAACATGCACGGTAAAGACTTTGAAAACTTTGGTCAGGCACCTATTAAGGACGTTGTTAAAGATTATAAATACCTATACACAGGACAGAACAACGACATATTAAATTTTGACATTCAGTTTAATAGTGCGTATTACCAAAAAAACTTATATCAAATTGCAGAAAAGGCAAAAAAGTCTCCAACACAAAAGTCTGCATATGATCCATCAGATTTTGCCGCAGGTAATTTAGCCAAGACAGATGCTAACTCAGTTAGTGTTATTGCTCCATTTAATAAAGAAGCAGTAATAGATGTTGGAAGTTCAAAAGGAATAAGCGATCCTAGAAGCGACCCACGTTCAATGATTGTTGATAACTTTATGCAAGATGTATTTTCAACAGGTGCAGATTTAATTGAAGTATCTCTTGAAATTATAGGAGATCCTGCTTTTATACAATCACAAGATTTAAGAACAGTAAGCAATGCTACATCAGAAGCACCAACTTACTTTCCAGATGATAAATCTTTAAATCCAGACAGAGAGTGGCATTTGTCATTATCATTTAGAAACCCAGAAGATATTAATACCGAAACAGGATTGTATAGCGGATTTGGACATGACAAAGATGGACTTGCAGAAGTTACTGCACCTACTATGAATGGCATATACAAAGCCGTTGAAGTTGATAGTAAATTTACAGGTGGTAAGTTTACACAGAGTATAAAAGCAATTAGAGAAAGAGGCAGACAGTTATCTGATTTTGTTGATAAGTCTGAGGGCCAGAAGCGTGTCGAAAGTGTAAAAGAAATTAATCAGCGTGTGGATTTAAAAATTAAACAAACTCCGGATATTAAATCTCAACTTACAAAAGCAATACAAAATAATAGTCCTGGTAACCCATTTAGTGCAGCCAACAAACTAGAACCTGATAGTTTTGATAAAACAATAACAGGATCCAATGCAGTTAAGAATGCAATAGACAAAGCAGGTAGTTTAGGAAAAGCATTTCCACCCGGTGATGTTAATAGCATAGGTGAAGGCGTAGAAGCAATTACAGGTGGTTGGTCACCTAAACCAGGCACTATAGCAAAGGCTAAAAAAGCAGGAACAAATCTGCTTAAAAGTGCTAGGACAATAGCAACATGAGTACAACCACACAACAGTTTTTTAATAGGATTGATCCAGACCTCGACGTAATGAAAAAACGTCAGATTGTTGATCCAGGTCCTTATGAAGGTATTATTAAAAACAACAGTGACGTGTTAAGAACAGGACGTATTGAAGTATACATTCCAGCATTTGGCGGTCCTGAACAAGCAACAAACAGTTGGATACCAATACAATGGAGTACACCATACTACGGCAAAACAGATAAAGACAATATAGGTAAAGATCAACTTGATGGCATATACAGTTACGGAATGTGGATGTCGCCACCTGATCCAGGAGTTAGAGTTGTTGTAACTTTTCTTGAAGGTGTTAAAGATAAAGGTGTTTGTATAGGTTGCTTGATTGATGATATGAGTAATCATATGACTCCAGGTATTCCTAGTAGTAAAAACTGGATTGAAGATCCAAAAGTATTTGATATTTTACCAGCAGCAGAAACTGGCAGAGATATTTTACCGGTTATTGAAAGAAACCCAAAATTTAAAGATGAAACTAGAAGCACACTAGGTGTACTACAAAGACCAGTTAATATTCCTTTATTAAAAATATTTAAACAACAAGGGTTATTAAACGATACAGTACGTGGACAAAGTTTTAGTAGTAGTCAAAGAGAAAACAATAGTTCAGTTTATGGAATAAGCACTCCGGGAAGATCTGTACACACTGATCCAGCAACTAACATTCAATTAAAAGAACGAATGGAAGAAGGAACTGCAACTGAAGAAGATTTAAAAGTTAAGGAACGTTTGCCAGGTCACATGTTTATTATGGACGACGGCGATGTTGAAGGTGATAGTAACTTGATTCGTTTAAGAACAAGTACAGGACATCAAATCTTAATGGACGATAAAAAAGGTATTGTATATGTTGCAACTGCAAGTGGTAATGCTTGGATTGAAATGGACAACACTGGAAATACAAATGCCTATAGTGCAGGAAACTTTAGTGTACATTGCGAAGGAACATTTAATGTACAAGCAGGTGGTAATATTAATTTAGAAGCAGACATGAACGTAAATATAAAATCAAAAGAAGCCGCAGTAAAAATACATGCTGAGGATGGAACAATAGATGCAGTAAGTGAAAAAGGAACTTATATACAAAGTGAAGGACCTTTGCATGTTAGAACTGCTGAAGATCAAAAGTTCACTGCATTAGATAGTGACATACATCATAACGGACCAGAGGCAACAGTTGCGTCAACACCGACAACAAATGATTTAGTAGGATCTAACAATAACAAAGATGTACTAAGCAGTATTGCCAATGTGGTTCCAGAACATGAGCCTTGGAGTAGAGGAGACGAATAATGCCATTTAATTTTGCCGGTAGAGCATTTAACTTTGATATGGATGCCGACGTGGCAACCAACTTAACAAAACTAACAGAGGGTGCAAACAAAACACTTAAACTAGGCGGAGATTCCTGTAACATTATGGGAACTATTGGCGCAATTACACCAGATATTAAAACTGCAATTACGGCTGCTGAAACAGAAGTAAAGACTGCAGAAATGTTAACAAAGACACAAGACGCCGCAGGACAGTTAACTGAAGCAATGAGTAGTATAATTGCTTCTAAAGAAACTGCAACTAGCAAGATTGATCAAGTAAACGCATTACTAACAAAACTAACTGATGCTGGCAAGATAGAGATGAAATCAAAACTTGAACAAGCATTTATCGATTACATGGATGCAGTTGACGGTAAAGCAACTAAAGTAAATGCATCAGCAGGAAGTGGTATAATGATTCCTGTACCTGTAATGGATGATGACGGACATCCAACGTATGATGAGTTTGGCGATCCTATTACAGAAATGAAAACACCAGGTGATGCTATTGCAGATGCAATGACAAAAGCAGAAGAAAAACTTAACGTGTGTGTTGAAAAATTAGGTGACATGGTTAGTGTTACAGGCGGATTAAGTTGTAAAGGAATACAAGAAGCAATGCTCAACAGTAAGTTTGAAGCAAGTGGAACAGTAGGCGAAGCAACTAAAGAAGTTAAAAGTAAAGTGCCAAGACACACTAGACGTATACAAGATAATGGCACACTTGTTAATTTTAATATTGATCGTAAAAAGCCTTTTAGAGATGTTGTTGAAACATTGCAAGTAAGAAACCTAAGTGCAAATGAAGAAGCAGGCGAAAGTCCGTTTGAAGAAAAGACAACATTAATTAGAGTATACGGAACTGAAGCACAGTTGAATAAACGTTACGGTGCAAAAGTTGAAGAGATACCTGAAGAAGAAGTGGAGAAAATAGCGTTATAATGGCATTAAAAAATTACATGATAAAGCCTAACCTTAAAGTTGTTAACTTCAATATTGATTATAAGTTGCCAAGCAAAGAGGTTGAGTACAATAAAACACAAGTAATGATGTATGGCAGAACTGCTGACATCGACAAACGTTTTCCAAACGGTAAAGAAAAAGTAGTTGAGGCTAAGACAGGAACACCAGATCCAAGTGCAGACATTCCTGTATTTGGAGGTCCGCTTATTCCAGTCAGTCTTAGTGCGGCAGTAGGCAAAGCAACTAAGAATATGAAAGCAGTAGCCGGTGTTGCACTAAGCAGTGTAAACGGTATGGCTAGTGGACTTGAATCATTAAAGGATGGAAGTGTTGCTGAAATGGTAGCACTTGCAAAACTTGATGCGGCTATACTTGAAGCACAAGCAGAACTTGGAGAAATATCAGTAGGTAACAAAGACAAATTAAGTATGGGACTAGAAACTGATATTATAAAAGCACAAGGAATTAAAACACCAGGAAACTTAGGTGATGCACTTAGTATGGGAGACCCTAGTGGTTCTATTGGTAAGTTTGCAGGCATTGACGGAGCAATGGCGGCAACTAAAGGATTATCACTTCCAGGAGTTTCAAAAGCAGTTGACTCAGCAGGAGCATTGAGCTTTGATGGAGTTAACAAGTTGCAAGGTTTTAGAGACATTGTAGAAAACGTTGATGTAAAAATTACAAGTCTTTCAGATCTAAGCTCGTTCAGTGACATTGCTAATAGCATAACTGAAACAACCGAATCATTTGCAAAAATGGCAAGAACAACAAGAGTATACGGAACTGAGACAGATTTAAATAATGCATTTGGGGTTGATGACTTTGCCAATGTTTCATCTCGCAGATCAGTAAAAGAAGCACCTCGACCAAGTAATAACTTATCTATTGCTAGGAAAACTTGGAATAGTATTTCTAACAAATGGACTGACACAGGAGCGGCATAATGGGAAGACCAGTAGCAAGACTCGGTGATAGAACATTTGGAACGTGCAGTCACCCTAGTCATATTCCATTAAAAATTGGTGGCACTATTATTACTGCAAGTCCAGACGACATAACAAACAATAAAGGTACTGCTAGATTAGGTGACTTAGTTTTAACTGACTGTGGACACCACGGTGAGATTATTACAGGCAGTCCTAACGTACTTGCTAATGATAAACCAGTTGCAAGACTAGGTGATAAAATAGCAAACAAGGCACCTTACGTTGCAGAAATAGTAACTGCTAGTCCTGATAGACTTGCAGAAGAGTAAAAAAGCATAGGTAAATATTGATATGGCAAACTATTACGGTTACACAAGCATTGGAAGAGATTTTGTAGATACTGCGGCAACAGACCAAGTATTAATTCGTGCTGATCTAATTAATCATTTTAATACAAGATTAGGCGAACGATTAATGAATCCTGAGTTTGGTTGTATAATATGGGATTACATTTTTGATCCTTTTACTGATGAAGTAAGATATGCAGTTATTGAAAACTTGCAGAATATTGTTGAATCAGATCCGAGGATAGTATTAAGATCGTTAGATGTTGCAGAGTATGAACATGGGCTGCAAGTAGAGTTAGCAATAGCATATGCCGATGGTGACTATAGCGAAGACATGGTAGTTACGTTTGATAGTCAAAGTGGAAAAGCAACTGCTTAATAATATACGCACTTTATAAAACGCATAAATACTACAATATAAGGAACTGGGTATATTTAAATGAGCACTAGTGAACGTCAAAATAGTTTATTTGTTTCAGAAGACTGGACAAAGATTTATCAAACATTCAAAGACGCAGATTTTCAAAGTTATGACTTTGAAACACTTCGTACCACTATGGTACAGTATCTTCGCAATAACTATCCTGAAGACTTTAATGACTACATTGAGAGTAGTGAATTTATTGCACTTATGGATCTTATTGCATACTTTGGACAAAGTCTTGCTTTTAGACAAGATCTTAATGCAAGAGAAAACTTCTTAGAAACTGCACAACGTCGTGATAGTGTATTACGTTTAGCAAAGTTATTAAGTTATCATCCGAAACGTAATCAACCTGCACGTGGTATGTTAAAAATTACAAGTATACAAACTAGTGAAAGCGTGTTTGATAGTACAGGTAGAAATTTAGCAGATAGTTTTATTGTTTGGAACGATAGTACAAACCCAGACTATTTAGAACACTATGCAGTAATATTAAATGCCGCTATGACAAGCTCGCAGAGTTTTGGTAATCCTGGCTTAAAAGGAACACTAAGCGGAATTACTACTGAAATATATGAAATTAATTTAATACCAGATACAATTCCTGTTGTACCGTTTGTTGCAGATGTTGCCGGACAGAGTATGACGTTTGAAGTTGTTAATGGTACATTTCAGGGCAAGGATTATGTTTATGAAGCAGCACCTAGACCCGGTGATACATTTAATACATTTTACAGACAAGATGGTAAAGGAGCAGGATCAAGTAATACTGGATTTTTCTTTTACTTCAAGCAAGGAACACTTGAAACTTCAGAGTTTCAGTTGAATACTGCTTTGTCAAATCGTGTTGTTAGTATTGATGTTAACGGAATTAACAATGATGATGTATGGTTGTTTAACCTTGATGCAAACGCAGATGCTGGCACAGAATGGACTAAGGTTCCTGCTATAACTGGTAACAATGTTATCTATAATAGTTTAAGTGAAAGTGTACGTTCTTTATTTGCAGTTAACAGTAGAACAGATGATCAAGTTGATTTAGTATTTGGAGATGGAGTATTTTCAGATATTCCAAATGGTAGTTTCCGTACATTCTATC